TAATATCCGGTGATCTCACCACTCTCCAACAATCTGTACACATGGGACCGTGAACAGGGGATCATTGCTGCTGCTTGCTGTGCATTTAAAGTCTTTTCAATCATATTATCACCTCTTGTTGAACCAGCTCGGCCGATTTCGTTTTCCTGCGGGCCTTTGCCTTTGAGCCTGCGGTTCCGGTTTTGTTACTGGTTTTGATTTTGTTTCAATAGTTTTTGTTTCTTCAATCTTTGCCAAATACCTGATGCTGGGTGTCCAGGATGAGTCGGCACAGGCGGCGGCATAAACCTCACAGTCAAAAAGGTGATTTGGCCTACCTCTGATTGGTTCCCATCTCACTTTTTTAGTTTTCTTGTTCCGGCGCTTCTCTTCTGCCAGAAACTGCTTGGCATATTGCACGTCCGTCTCCGAATGGAGATAAAAACGCTGTTGTTCCGCTTTCCGTCCTTTTTTGGGATCGGCCTCTTTCCGGGTAAGCCTGAAATGAAGCAAGTCCTTGAGCTGCTGGGTATCCAGCAACCGCAATTCCAACCCACCAGGAATAGGCTTGTTGCTCCTGGGCAACTTATCCATGATCTTGACCGTAACCTTTTGGAACTGGGATCTGGAACCGCCTTTGATCCCAAAGATCACGCCCCGGCTATTGTCCCTGAGCCACTCATATGCCTCCTCTGTCCGGTACCAGTCTCCGTCGGCGTCCATACCGCCACCGGTATCAAGCGCCGCCCGGAAAATCCCCTTGGTCTCCTGGGAATCCTTCACCGGGTACCGGGTGTCAAACACCAAGCGTTCCACGTCCTCCCAGTTAGAAAGGGTCCCGTATTGGATGAGCCAACTGGTGAGATCCGACGCCCAGGCCCTGACCACAAAATAAAAATTGCTCTTCTGCATATCGATCCCACAAGTCAGAGCAACCGCCTCCTTGGGAACAATGCCCGGCGGAATCTCGGTCCTGTGCTTCAGCAACTCAGACTCATTGGTGGTAGCAATGACCGGTTTATGGGGAACGGCCTTATGTTGGGTGTCAAAGGCGATCATCTTTCCCGGGTCCTGAAGCCCTCGCAGAAAATCAGCCGCTACATTTGAGAGACTGATAAAGGGAGAGTACCAGGACGGCAGGTGGTATCCCACGGAAACCGGCCTGTTGATCTCCTGTTCAGGGACCCATTTTCCGTTTTTAACGGCCCGGTCCCGGTCGACATCATCCCAATCCATGCCGCATCGGGTGCAGGCGTACCTGGCCGTTTTTTTTCTAACCACCGTTTTCGGGTCCGCCTGGGAACCCTTGGGCCAGTGGATGTTTGGGAACTCCATCTTCTGGAACGCTCCGCAAACGTGACAAGGCACCTCAAAGTGATACATGAGCTCCACATCCTCATCCATGAGCCTTGCAAAGGCATCCCCGTCATAGGCCGGGGTGGAGAAGTAGAGGATCTTTTTGGTAAAGGGATAGGCATTGGTTCGCACCTCCCCCAGCGAAAACGGATCCGCCTCCTTACCTGTAAACTCGGGATATTTGCCGGGCTCATCAAAAAAGAGATACCGGACCGATTCCGATGCCATGACCGCCGGAGACGTTGCCCAGGCCATCATGATATCCATGCCGTTGATAAAGTTGATGGAAAGCGTGGAGACATCATCGGCCTTTTTGCTCAAAAGATCCGCCGTCCTGGGAGAGGCCTTCAAAGACGGAATGATCTGCCTGCGGCTGATCCGCTTCACCGTCTTTTCATCGGGCATCACGTACATGGCGGGTCCCGGGTCCTGATCCGCAGCATACCCCATGCAGTTGATCGCAATCTGGGTCTTGCCTGTCTGGGGAGCAAAGCAAAGAAAGATCTTCTGTACCCATGGCAAGTTCCATGCGTCCATGGGCTCAACCAGATACGGGGTCACTTCATTCATCCACTGACCCGGTGCCGGTCCCCTGGTGACCCGCCGGTGCATCTCCGCCCACTGGGAGACAGTGATCTTCTCTTTTGCTTTAAAAATATGACGTTCAGCATCGGTAAATGTGATGGCTTCTGGTATCATTCTGCATCTGCTCCTGTTATTTCAATCCGGGGCACCATCCATTTCTTGGGTGCTGAATACCGGCCAAGATAGATCTCCAATCGTTCCAGGCAAAAATCGATCAGGTCCGGGTTCTTGCTCCCGTCCCCATCCACCTTTTTGATGATCTCACCGGCGTTTGACCGGAAGAACGTTTCCAGGTCGTTCCTGAAGATGGTTGCCCTGGCGGCCAACTCTCCGTTGAACAGATCCCGGTCAATGTACTGGCCAGACTCCACATGGGTTTTTACCTCCCAGTGTTTTGCCTGGGCCAGGGCCTTACGTGCTTCCGCATCAAGCTTTTTCTTCTGGAGCTTATCCGTATCTTCTGTGGACTTTGAACCATCCAGGGATTTCAGATGAATGGATGCATACCGGTCCACGTCCGTCACAAGGAAAGCGCCATCCTTCTGAACAGGGATTCGTCCTTCATCCCTGTGCTTGTATACCGTTGACTGACTGACCTTGTACCCGGCATCTTTCAAGTACTCGGTAATTGCTTTTGGATTTGGAAGTGTGTCTGACATAAATTCCTGATTCCAGTCTCGAAAAAGGAGAACGCGGTAACGTCCTCCCCATGTCCTGTTTATCCGACCATCTCCATGTGATGGTTGTTTTTAAGCCTGATCCCGCTGATAAATTGAACCCGGTTGTTTCCAAGGCTTTTTCTGATTCTTCTGAAATTGCCCATCTGACTCAAGGCCCGAAAAAACATGCAGTTGTTGACGCAAAGCAGGTTATTGTCTTTGCAGTAATCAACATATGCCGTGTATAGATCCGTTTTCTGGACTTCAGCACCCCTGTCCAAAACACAATGGGTGTTCACGAAAGCGGCAACGGTTGGATTGACCTGATTTTTAGAAACCGCGTTGGGCTGGGCCGATTCTTTCTGGGACTCCAGTTCATCCATGAGATCGTCCACTGGCATGCCGGTAAAGTAGTTCAGTGCTGTGAGCGCCGCCTTACCGCCCAGAAACTTGTCTGCTTCCTGGCAGAGTCCCGATACGGAGTAGTGGATCATGTTGGACTTCTTGGCGTCTTCATCCATCATGCCGACTCCGGGCATTTCGTATCTGCCGGTTTTGCGGATGGAGGGAAGGACCTCGTGGGTGATCCAGCGCTTGAACCTTTTTGCCTCGGGCTTGTTGGATCGGATGATGAGAGTGTAAAGGCCGGGTTCGTTGACAGTGACCATATTCTGCTTCCCACCGGGGGTGGGTATTTTACACCTACCCCTTTCATCATCTTCCAATCTATCAATCGCCTGGTAGTGATCGTTAATTTCAAGAACGCTGCAAACATCTTTTGCCACCCACCAGGGAGTTCCTTCTTCATCCTTGAAGACCCTGACCAAATTGGAATTGAACTCAAAATTGATTAAATTGTTATCCATTACATTTCTCCTGTTCTTATGTGTTTGTTCTGGTAATGTTCCATGTGTGCCGCTGCTCTTCATCAAAGGGCCCCCGCAAGCTTATTGCGCCAGTTGGTCACAGTCTTAGGATCGCAGCCGATCCGCTTTGCCGTATCCGTTGCCCTTGCCCCGTAGCCCAGGGCCTGCATCAAAAAAAAGATGTCCCTGAAATCAAGGGAGCTGCCGGAAAGGAAGGTGCCGGTAAGGGCGGTGAACTTTTTGCCGCATGACGGGCAGGACAATCTTTTCCCGTCCCAGAACCGGACCAGCCGTTGTTCGTCCTTGATGGAAGATCCACACCCCGGACAGACTGCGCCGTTCTGGTGGAGCTGATTCAAGATCCACTCCCGGCACCGGTCCAGGTCAAGGAATTCCGGGGTGAAGGCTGCTGCCACATCCCCAGGCTGCAACCGGTCGGCCCTGATCATCATCTCGCTATGTCCCGTCTTCTCCGTAAGTTCCATTATTCCGATCCGTTTTTTTGTTTAAATGTCCAGAAAGCTCGCGGTCATTCCTACCCGCGTCAGCGAAAGCCCCAGAAGGACCCAAACTTCATCCGGGCTTGCCGGTCCTTTTCTTGATGCTGTCAGGACCGTCAACTCTCGTCACCCAGGGCTGTCAGGAGTTAAGTCCCTGAATTTATAATTTTGGTCAGGACAGTCAGTACTTTTTCTTTAAAAATAAAAACCTTACCAAAGAGGTCCTTAACGCGTGTACACGCAATAAAGAGAAGTTTAACCTGACGGTCCTGACAGTCCCCCATACCGTCTTGATTTAATTAACTTTATTTCGTCAGGGGCTCTGGGTTTCAACCTGACAAACTCCTGACAGCACTCCTGACAGTTCACGGTCAAAATCGGCCTCATCCGATCAAAAGGGGGAGGGGGAATTTTCACATGACCAACTTCAGACGAATGTTTTTTACGCATTGCACCCTTTTTGTTCCATTACTGGCTCGATATTTATCCAAACTATCGATGGCTAAATAAAGTTCCCGAAAGAAATTGTTGTAGTTCAATGGGATAAAATTCTTGTTTCTGGC